TCAATGCTATTTTCCTCCTCACCCATAATCGCAGACAGCGGGTATGTCACTGTGTCTTTCATTTTTCTCCCCTCATTTATACCCAACAGATCGCCCTCATACGTCCCTTTGCTGAATATTTCTTGCATAACTTTTGCTGCGCGTTCTTTGCTCATTTCATCACCTCAATGCCGTAAAGCATAATCAACGAAAAAATGATTATTAGGCCGGTTACGCCAGCATCGAAAAATCCCTCTCGATAGCAATGCTTACAATGCGGCGTATGAATTTGCCATTCTGTTTTTTTACCGTAAACATCCTTCCAATCGATCATTTAAATATCCTCCGATCTTTCGCCGCCAAAAAAAACACGCTTTTGCGCTCAAGACAGCTTTTGCACTTCCAAATGCGGCGTGTGCCTTTTGTGATCTTGACCAGCTTATAGCCTGCCTCGCGGCGGCAGGACTGGCACACCGGCGCGATCATCGCCGGGCTTTCTTCACGTTGTTAAGCCCCAACACCTGTATCTCATACCGGCGCATCGTGGCGCCCACATCGGTTTTTGCTACGTTCGTCGGAATAAAAGGGTATTCAATGATGTAGATTTTGCGCTCGCGCAAGTAGGCTATGGCGGCTTCCAATTTGTCGTTCATGATTTCCTCTCGTTCCAGCGTTTGATGGCAACCTCGAGGGGCTGGTCCGTATCGTGGTGCGGTCCGATCATCTGGCATTCTTCGCAACAGATGGCAATTACATTTGGCTTGATTTCGTCGACCACCACATCATCGTTGCCACAAAACGGGCAGGGCAGGATGACGATCTGGCGTTTCTGGCGTTGCTCGCGGGCTGTTTCCCAGCGGTCGAGATCCTGGCTAAATTCGCGCTCGAGCTGGTCAAAAGCGTTTGTGCTCATTTTTCCTCCGTATCTTGCGTTTTATGAAAATAATTACACCCATTAGTTTTGCAGAAATAATAAACACCAATCCCGCCGCCAGCCAGACCGTAACCAATGTCGAGAGTGTCATTGCCGCACAAAGGGCATTTGTCGCCGTCCTGCTCCTCTGGTGAATTTGTTTTCATTTTTCAATCCTCCCATTTTTGGTTTTTGTTGGTTTGTCGGCTTTTTCCCACGGCAGATCGTCGACCAGATCCTTGAAATGGTCAACCGGCTGGGCTGGAGTAATGTCGCAGTCAAACTCAGTTTTGATGCTGGTCAAGGCAAAATCCCCCAGCAATGACTTATCCGCAATATTGGTTATGTCCTGGCTGGTATAAACCGGCTGAGCAAACTCGGCGCCGGTCAGCTTGTTTTTGTAGGTCAACAGATTATTGCTGGTCGCATCCATCAATTCCGCAAACCGGCCGAGCAATGTTGGTATGTGGCGGTGCTCACCGCATCCGGCACGCTGGGCGTCTACATCCATATCAGGTTTGCCTTGTGCACACGACCAGCGGGCCTCTCCGTCAGTCTCAGGGGTCGAATGGGCGCAGGTTCGGCAACTGACAGCCGGCGCCTCGGTGCCGTAGCACTGGTCTTTAAACCGGCAAAATTTGCAAGTGAAGTTTGTTGCATCGTCGGCAATCGTCACCGCGGGTTCGGGGCTTGTGATGATGCGCTCGGCTCGCTGGATGGCCTGGTCAAATGCGTCTTTCTCACACTCGATGCGCTCGGTGTAAATGTCGTCGTTGTCTTTGTTGACCATGATATACATGGCGCGAGTGAGGCCAGCCCAGCCCATGTATGATTGCATCTGCCACCAGTGCAGCGGCTTGGCCTCCTTTACGCCTTTTTTGACCATCGCGGAAAACGACTTGGCGTTTGCGGTTTTGAATTCGAGCAAATGCGGCGTCTTGGGCGCTTCCGGCAAGCCGAGGCCAACACCGTCAAGACTGCCTGCAAAGTGGCCGCCAACGGCTTTATAGCGCCACTGGTGGCCGTCTGCGTCTTTATCCCACACCTCAACGCCGATGTTTCTCAAGTCGGCGATCAGGCGCGGTTCCTGATGGTTTCCGGTGTCGAATAAGCGCAGCATCCGGCCATCGAAGTCGGCCGGTTTTGCCCACCGGAATGACAACCACAGGTAACGATCACACTCGTGGCCGATCTCGCTGGCGCCGAGATGCGGGCGCCCCTGCCTGTCGGCGGTCTTTTCGTAATGCTTGAAAATGGCGGTTCTGGTGCTGTTCTGCGGTTCTGGTATATCTGCCATGATTCCTCCGTAATTATTTATTTTTCAATCTTTCCATACGATTCGCAAACTCAACTAAACGTAAAGCAAAATCCATGTCTTTCTCTCCAACAATAAATGCTGCTTCACCAGTTTCATCATCGATTATTGCTTCAGCTAATCGTTTGGGTTTTATATCAGCGGGTAATTTCACGATATCAATTGAATAAGTTTTCATACATCCTCCGTAACGCCGGGGCGTTGCCGCCCCAGCGGGTTGATTACTTCTTTGCCCAGGGAGCTGCGGGTGCAACCTTGCCAGTGGCAAAGCCTGCGGGTGCTGCCGGTTTAGCTTTCGGCGCCGGTGCGCCTGTGGCCGTCGAGTAACCCTTGATGCGGTTGGTCATCTGACCGCTTTGCGGGTTCATTTCCTGCACCACGTCCACGGTCAGCGGGATATTGTGCAATTCGTCGCTGTCGCCGGGTTCCATGATGCCGACACAGTGACAGATTGCCGACAGCTCGCGCTCGGCAATCTGGACCGCGGTGGCGTTAGGGTTGACCAGATTCAACCTGGTCCAGAGTTTCCGGTTGCTGTGCTTGGTGTCGCCGATCACCTCCATGGTCAGCATCAAGTAGGCGCCGGTTCCGGCTTTGGTATCTTTCATCTCGCTGTCGGTGATGATCACCTCATACCGGCCAGCGGGCAGGGCGTCGAAACTCTGTTGCGGTTCTACAGCTGCGGCGTTGAAATTAAGTGAGGCCATGATTATTTTCCTTTTAATTGTTTGGTTGTTTCGGTTGTGGTCGTCATTGCGTCTGCCAGTGCTGACCAGTCCAACGGCAGTGAATCGGGTAGGCTGTAGCGGTTTTTGGCAAGATAGGCCGGTTTCTCGCTGGTGTAGAGCAGGCGCTCGCCGGTGCTGATGCCGCGGCTTACTTTGTTATTGAAGCCTACATCGCTAGATTTCACGATGGTTTTGTAGTTTGCAAATCCCACTACATCGCACCATTCCTGCACCAGTGCGCTGCTGCGGGCTTGCAGCTTGGGTTGATAACGCTCGTATGGTTCAACCTCGGGGCTGTCAAACCGCTTGATCTCGCAGTGTGCCAGCAGGATGCTGGCCATGCCTTTAGCACGCAAAGCGGTCAGATCGTCAAGGATCTTGCGCCAGAGATCCGCAGCGATCACCGCGCCCTTGCCATAGGCAAGGTCTTTTGCATCATACTGGCCGTTGATCTGTTCCCAAATCAGGTTGTCGAGCCAATCCAAGCTGTCGATGACAACCGTCTGAAAATCGTGCTCGCCTTGCAGAGCTTTTAAGGATTCCTGAACATCTACAAACTTGGTCGCCAGCGGGAAATGATCCGCTTCGAGGCGCCCCAATCCATCCTCAGTTAGGATGAATATCGGGTTCGGTGCGCTGGCGCCGAAGGTTGTCTTGCCCAGCCCATGCGGGCCGTAGACCATAATGCGGGGCGGCTGGATTGCCGTGTTGCGGCTTACTGATTGCAGGTTAATTGCCATGATTCCTCCGTGTTAAGAAAGTGAAAACAACAGTGTTACAAAAAGCCAGAGTGCGCCGATGACTGAAATCCCAAGCAGGCAATCTAAGATGATATACATCGCTTTCATCTTTCACTCCGATCGTCACAAATGTCTTGCGCCATTTCTTCGACGCAGTCTGAATCTTCCAGATGTTTCTTCAACATGGCCTGCACTTTGTCGTAGAGGCGCTCGATGCGGGCTTCAAGGGCGGGTTTGTTTGTGCCGAGGGCAGCGACCACCAGCTCATAAGCAAAACTCGAATCCAATTCCTCGGTGACGAATTCATACAGATCAATTTCGGTGCGGCCGAGCTGCGGGAACTTGCCGGTGTCGAGCACTTCTTCTGTAATGGCATCGCAAGCGTCTGCGCGGTCATCGTCTGACACTTCGCGGCTTGTGGCGTTGCGGTAGCACTTGGGGCAGTCTGTGGCACCGCAGAGGCAGGGTTCTATTGACATGATTAAATCCTTTCGGTTGGTCGGTTGGGTGCGCCCCCGAGGGGGCGGGTTATTAGGCTGCGAATTTCTTTTCCCAGGCTATATCGTCGGCCTGACCATACTGTTGATACGCTTTTGAACCGTAAACCGGACGATCTTCGCGCCAAAATTGGGTGTCGATTACGCCAGCGGCTTTGATACGTAGCAACAACTTACGGGCGGTTGTATACGCTTCGTTGCGCGTATCTTCGAAATGCACTTCGCCTTCTTCGTCATCAAATGATTTTTTGGCGCCGTTAAAACCGCCGATGGTATAACGATTTCCGTCGGCATCTTCGGCGCAGATGTGATAACGGTAAGCAATGTATTCGTCGCCGTCAACGGTAAACCCGGCTGAGTAAAGATCGGAAGCGACTTCAATGTTGAGATTGTTGGTTGCGATTTTCATTTTGTTTCCTTTT